ACAGACCATCAACGATACCGTTTAGGGCTAAATGGCAAATGAGTTAGACAATATTAATTGCAAACGAAGCGGCAACATTCGTGAAAGCTGACAGGACTAATAAGCAAACGATAATTGCGCAAAAGGTTTTCATTACGAACACACCCTTTGGCTTGCAAGAAACTCGCGAACAAGATCGTTGTGCAAACCGCTGGTGTAGTTAATCCATTGCATACCATTTGCTTGATCGGCGTAAGTTTCTACCCAGCTAGCAATTCGTGCTGGGATGATTTCGTTGCCAGCATCAATCTGCTTTTGGTATTCAGACTGCATAAACGCGCTGTCGGATTTAGCCTTTCGCGCAATTGCATTGTGTCGCGAATTGATCATAAGCGCAATAGTGCGTGCATCTTTTTCGATGGCTGATCGGTTATCGAAACTAATAAATGATGACATTTGTTTTCCCTATCTTTCTTCGGGCTTTCCTTCCCGATACATCAATTGAAACACATTTCAAGCTTGCTGTGGGGAAATACCAAAAAAAAGTTAGCGTGTTTGATAACGATTAGATAACGGACAAAGTGACGTGCGCACCATACGGGCAACCATTGCCATACCGCTTAGTAGCCAAAATGTCCGTAATAATTGCATCATCCGAAATGACACCACTCAAAGTCAAAGCATCACCCACCGCACGAATCTGCTTATCCAAATCGTAAGGCGTTGTTGGCAACTCGCGCTTCACAGTCTTAGGTCGTTCAACACAAAACCCAACTTCAAGCTTCAACGCCTGATCAAAGAAAACTTTTTCATCCAACTCCAAAAATTTTAGATGAACCGCATCAATAATGGCTTGCCGCCAAACCTTCAACTTCTTATCGTTGCTGGCAATCATTCGACCATTGCCAATATGTTTCATTGATCCCTGACCCACCGGTTCACCAGCAACAAGGAAACTAAAACTCAATGTCATCCTGAAAGCGTTTCTGCGCCCAACCATAAGCAAGCACCATTGCCGAAATAACAAACAGCACCGCAATAACTGAGCCAGCAATAACCAACCAAAGACTTGACGCTTCGGCAGCCAACGCAAAAATGATGAAAGCTATGCCCAAAACAAGCACAAACTGAATCATCAGAAAGGTGCTTCTTCGTCTGGTTGTGTTGGTGTGCTGGTGCGTGGCCCGAAGGACTTTTCAACAATGATTGTTGAAGCTGAAACGTGCAGGTTGTAACGGGTAGCGCCCTGATATTCTTCGGCAACTGTTTTCTGTGTGCCAATAACTGTGATCAGGTCACCTTCGGCTGGCAGGGTTTGTTCGCCCACCCAAACTGTGAAGAAGGTGCGCCCAACAACTTGCCAATCACCTGCTTCATCTTTTCTGCTGTGGCGTTCCACAACCTTGACACCCTTTGAGCCTAGAACTCGCTCAACGATTCCCTTAAATTTAACATCAGCCATTTTTGTTTTTCCTATTCAGTAGTTGTTTCAGTTTATTCCAAACCGCCGACACTTCTAACGATATGGTCAATGCGAACGCAATCGCGGTGAGAACACAAACGAAAGCCAGGAAGGTAACGCCGCCCACCAAGAACAGGGTTATTGAACTGATCAAACTCCCCATCCCACGCCAAACATTCTTCTTCGCCATACTTCACCCGTTCCTGTCTTGAAGCTTTGCAACTATCGCACCGGATTTGCTTATTGCGTTTGCCCGCAATTTCCCAACGGAAACCACAGCGCGGACATTCAGCAAAGTTATACACATAGTCAGGTTAGTTTGTTTCTTCCACATCGGCAATCGCATAATTTTTTAATTTGTATTCCCAGCGAATTTTTGAGGCTAGCGATTGTTCAATATTTCTTGATCTTGATTTATTTGACCAAGACAAACCAGGTGATTCGTGCGCCGCAAACCAATTATCAGCTTTGTAAATAGTTCCTAAATGAACTTCCGTATCCTGATAGGAAATAAGCATTGCAATTTCGGGCATTTCCTTAGCAATATATTTGCGCATAAATGCCAGCATTGCTGTTGCAGTATTTTTGGGGCAATTTTTACTGATTGCCATTCTTCGTAATTCGAGCATTTGCTTTCCATATGTAAAACGATTTTGCGCCACAGGGCTTGACCAAATAGCGGTTGCATACCATTCGTTTTCAAACATTGCACCAAAGCAGACATAGTGGGTGTTTCTTACAACATTTGACCAATCAATTATCGGAAGGCGGCTATGCCATTTCAAATTTAATTCACAAGCCGTAATTGCGCGAATCACTTTAAACTCAAATTGCTTTGGGCTTTGTGGTGGGTTGGCGTGTTCGATTAAATTAAAGAGTTCATCCATTAGAAATCCTTGAATAATGCCCTTCGAACTTGAACTGCAAAGTTCCCGTCTGGCCGTGCCTGTTCTTAGCAACGTTAAGCCACATCGTATCTGGGTCAGTTTTAGCCCTGTGCAACAAAATAACAACATCCGCATCCTGCTCAATCGAACCCGAATCACGCAAGTCAGACATTTTGGGCCGATCATCACTTTGGTTTTCCACGTTTCGATTCAGCTGAGCCAGCGCAATGATTGGAACATTCAAATCCTTAGCCATAGCTTTCAAAGCACCTGAAACCATTGTGGCTGCTTCATAGCGGTTGCGCCCCGACTGCACATCAGCAATTAAACCCAAATAATCAATCACAATTGCTTTCAGCGGCACACCCTGCCGTTTAATTGAACGGGCAAAATTACGAATCGAAGCCAAAGACTGATTGCCACGATCATTAATGGTCAGCAGGTTGTGCAACTCGCCACCACGTTCATCAATGCGTTTCTTTTCAACCACTCCCAACAAACCCCTGTCAAGGGAATCCATCGGGATAGAAAGCACCTGAGACACCAGGCGATTCATCAACTCACGCTTAGACATTTCCAGCGAATAGAACGCCACAGCCCCAGAAGGTTCACCCTTAGATAATGCGGTTGCATTACGCGCCAAACCAAAAGCAGCTTGCAACCCAATAACAGTCTTACCCACACCAGGGCGCGCCCCAATAATGTAAAGGCCACCGCGCCGAAACCCATTCAACAACTCATCAAGTTTGCTGATTCCTGAACTAGCATTAACCACCACTTCATCAAGGCTGGCACGATAAGTGCGCAACACGCTAGGCAGATACTCCACTTCATCAGTCACAGTAGTTAGTTGCAACAAATCAAGTTGCCGATACGCCGACTCCAAAACATCATCAGCCGACAAATCCGAAACCGCTTCTTCCACCAGCATCGTGCCAGTCTGCGCCAACCTACGCTTCAACGCCGATTCACGAACCCTGCCAGCATAAAAACCTGCTGATGCTGGTGCAGGACACAACGAAACACACTTAGCCAAATACGCCGAATCAAACTTCGGTGACATAGAAGGCGAATCAATAGGTTCATTCTCAGCGGCACGCCTAGCGAACTCAGCCCAAATCTTTTCATTGATCGGTTCAAAGAAATCCGCTGGCGAAAGCTCAACATCATCAAAGGTGCGAACCCCACCCAACAAGACTGCCCCAACAAGGGCCTGTTCAATACTCATTGGATAACTTCCACATCGCCAAACATTCCAATAGCATCCGAAATGCGTTTCAAAGAAAGTTGCGCATACTCAGGGTTTAGTTCTAAGCCGACATAGTTGCGCCCTGCTTGCATTGCCACTTCCCCCGTTGTTCCCGAACCACTAAACGGGTCAAGAACCAGGTCACCTTCTTTTGTGCCAGCCAAAATGCAGGGGCGGATAAGCTCAGGATTGTAGGTGGCAAAATGGGCATCCGCGTAACGGCTTGTTGTAACTGTCCAAACGTCACGCTTATTCCTTAAACCATCTTCAACATAAACATTGCCCGACTTAGTTGCGTGCATTGGGTCAGTCGAATCACCATACTTGTTGCCACCAAAACGGACACCTTCAACATTGCTGGTGACTGCTGGTTCACGAATTGCCAAATGGTCGAAGTAATAGTTAGCTGACTTAGACAGCAAGAAAATGTATTCGTGCGACTTCGTGCAACGATCAGTTACAGGCTCAGGCATTGGGTTTGGTTTCGCCCAAATAATGTCTTGGCGCAAATACCAACCACGCGCTTGCAAAGCAAAAGCAACCTTCCAGGGTATGCCAACCAAGTTTTTATCAGGCAATCCAGAATTCTTTTCAGGCGCAATGTCACGATGCCCATCATTATTTTTATTCATCGGCTGACCCTTACCCGTTCCAGTCCAACGTTGCGCCGAATACGTATCGCCAAGATTCAACCAAAGTGTTCCGTCATCAGCCAACACACGCCAAACTTCATCAAAGACTTTGCACAATTCTTCAACATAATCATCAGGGGTTAATTCAAGGCCAATCTGCTCATCTTCACGAACCGCGCCACAAACGCAATCCCATTGCGTATTAGGGCGAGAACCCTTAGAAGTTCCCTGCTTATCCCCAGCAGCAATATCATCGCCACGCGAACGGGCAGTTTGATGATCACAGGTTTCATCGCCACCAACCCAAGTAGCTGTGCCATAATCCCGAAGCCCCCAATAAGGCGGCGAAGTCACAACACATTGAACTGAACCATCAGCTAACGATTTTAACGTTTCCCGATTATCGCCAACAAAAACTTTTCCTGAAACAAACATCTACTTCAACCTATCTTCTGGCTTCACAAACCACTCATCAACTGACGGCTTCGACAAAGCACCCTTCGCAAACTTATCAGCGTTACGCATCCAAGTCCTAAACCGCGCCGCCAAATCCTTCACATCATTTTCTTTCCCACCAGCAACCAGGTAATCAATCATTGCCGAAACTTCCAAATCCAAATCAGCGTTCGGATACATTTCAGCAAGCTTTGTTCGCTGATCATCAGGCAAAACCCAACCAGCATCAAAACCTTTTTTGCCCTTAGTTTCTTTAAAGGTTTTATTTATGGTTAGTGTGCCACTAGGTGTCACCCCTGAATTACCCAATCTGTCACCCCTGATGACCTGACCTGTCACCCCTGATGCCGAATCTGTCATCCCTGAAATGGTCACCCAATAAAGGTTCGGTTTGTATTGCGCATCCACCGGTGCAGCATTTACTTGCACCAGCAACTCACCCAACTCAACCAAATCTTGAATGTCACGCTTCACAGAACGTTCACTTGCGTTGGCGTAACGGGCGAGAGTAGCAATTGAAGGCCACGCACCCTGATCGCCCTGATGGTTAGCAATACCCAACAGCACCAATTTTGCCCTGCCAGTAGCTTTGCTGTGATTCAGCACCGCCGCCATTACTTCGATAGCCACTAGAACTGACCAGGTTCAAGGTAACCAAGTCTTTCCAGTTGAACCAAAGCGGTTTGCAAAACGTGTTGGGGGTTTTCAAAACGGGTTTGGTTAGCAACATAGAAATCGGCGGCAAGCGCAGCAACATTGTTGAACACAGTTGCCTTAACCAAAATGGCTAGTTCAAAAGCTGAAAGGCGTTCATCTAAAATCCATTCGTGCGGAATTTCAGACATACCCGATTTTTGGGGTTTGATAATTGACATTCGTTTTCCTATCTTCAATCAAGCCGTTTAGCTTGAACGTTTTTTCTGTTTGTGGTTGAAATCTTGGACTTCCGCCAACGCCATAATAACCGCAAAATCAAAAACCTGCGCATTGACACGTTTTAAATTAACGCGTTCTTTTACAACAAGCTTGCGCGGCCTTCCAACGGGCCTAGCAGGGGGTTTTACGTAACCTTTGCGCCGTGGGTGCTTTGGTTGTTTATAAACCGCTATCGGGGCTTCAGCGTGATGAGCTGGTTTAACGCAGTCACTATATCCGCAAGTTCCAAGATCAGAAAAAATTCGTTCGCCGTCATTATTTAGCGGCCAATCTTCTTTATCAAAAAAGCTTTGGTGCGGAACACAATAATCATCTACACCTTGAACACGATATAAAGGTTTTTCTAATTGCTGACAATCAGGGCATAAAGGGGTTTTGCCACGTTCCAAAGCTTTCTCTACCGCAAATTCAGAAAGGCATAAGTTACCGCAACGGTCACACGCAATTTTCATTTGTTTTCCTATCAACAAAAAGTTACTTCGGGATAACCTTACGCCCCCAGCCGTTATCTAGCAAATACCAGGCGTTAGTAGGTTGGTGAAAAATTGGTGTGAATTCAGGCACGCCGCCCCGATCAACCTTCCAGCCTGCTAATCTTGCGCTTTGCGCCGCCCTGCTTGAAGCTTCCATTTCAAAATTCACAAACCAACAAAGCAAAATCAAATTGGCTGGGTTATCGCGCTTATTACTTCCACCCATACCGCGATTGACACGATGCTGAACCGTTAAAGTTTCTGTTGTGCCACAATGCCAACAAACTTCTTCGTCACGGGCAAATAGCTTCTTACGATCCTGCGGCTTCAACGGCCCACGCCTGCAGTTTTATAAGTTAATTCGACCATACGGGCTTGCGATTGAATATTTGTTTGAACGTCTTGAAGGTGTCGAAGCTTAGCTTTCACCCGATTCAATTTAGCCTTAGCAATATCCAATTCAAACTTTATTTCGGCGGCAGCCAGGGTTGCTAACGCCTGCCGATCCAAAGCCGTTCCAACGCTATCCAAAATTGCTTGCGCCTGACACTTTGAATACTCAAAATCAAGGCGCGCAACTTCCGTTTCACATTCCAACAACGCATCAACGCCCTTAGAAGCTTCCGAACGCACCGAAGCAAGTTCGTTAATTATCGTGTCGGGTGTTTGAAGTTCCATCTTTTAACCTATCCGCCAAACGCATTAATTCCGTTTTAGCTTTATCCGCGATCACGTGTTCGCCAACCGATAACGCCAGCTCACGCAATTCATTTTGTTGCTTTATCGCCGCCCAAAGAATCGCCTGCGTTTTTGAATCCATCCGCCCGTTCCTTGATCACGCGAAGCACATCGTCAGGTGCGCCAGCTTGCCTAGCTTCTTGCCAAACTATTCTTAGTTTATCCACATCCGTTAATAGTGAAGCTTCCGCAATCCAGTCACGATTTACCAAACCGCGCTGAACCTTTTCCATTTCGGAACGGCTAGGGCCACGGGAACCCCCCAAAGCCCACCGAAGGGCGCGACCAAGTGCCGAAGTATTTGCGTTTTCTAGGGCAGAAGTCTTATTTGCCATACCTTGACCGTCAATTTCAAACGCCCATTCTACGGCCTTCGGCAAATCGTTAGCTTGATCTTCGGCGTTCAAATAAACACGTGCTTCAACAACCCAAACACCCTTTTCGCGGTCCGTGTCGGTTGTGTGATTGACCAAAACGCAGCGCAAATCGGGAAACGCTTCTATCGCGCGCGCGTGCCGATCTTCAACCGTTTCATAGCTATCTAAATTAAAACCAGCCATTAGTTCTTTCCCTTCTTAATGACTAGAAACGGGCTTGCCCCGTTCCTACCTGCTTGACGCGTAACGACAACTTCACCATCAAGCAAACCTTTTTTAGCGTAACCCATAGCGTTTAATACTTCCGATTTTGCCCGATTCAAAATCTTTTCCGAATCCGCAAATTCGGCGTAGGCATACAACAATTTATTACCCAATTCGCCAAGCTCAACTTGATCATCCGTCAATTCGGGATTCATAGCGCGAACCGTTTCGTAAGTGCTAGTTGAACCATCCCAATCGGGGGCGGTGTCATTATTGACGTAATCCAAGAAACGAAGAACTTCATCACGATCTATTTCTTGCTGGAATTCGTCAGCTTCGACCAGGTATTCGCGGTATTTGTTGCCACTAAACAACGCACAAACGATAGCTTCCTTGAAGCCAAATACGCGAAGATAGTGTTGAACCTGCGTTAGATAGTAACGCGGAACCCCACTAGAAGCCCCTACAACGCCTTGTGCGTTAAGTTGCCAGTCGTCAGGATAAGCAGCCGTTTTAATTTCCACAATGCCCCACGCGCCATCTTCGCGCCGATAAATGGCATCTGGGTTAGCGTGAAAGGTCAAATCCGAACTATGTTGCCAAGTTCCCGTTTCACCCCAAACATCCAATTCAGGGTGCGTTTCAACAAACTTATCCAAAATAACCGATTCCAACCGCGACCCCCATTCCATCGGTTCGCTTTGCGGAATCTGGCTAGGAATCTTGCCCGTTTTCTTAGCCCACAACGTATAAGCCGATTCCCACTTGTTCAAACCGCAAATAGTTCCGACTTCACTTCCGCCAACACCGTTAGCGCGGACTTCGTGCCAACGATCAGAACCGTTAGCAAACAAACCTATAAATTTTGCCGAACCTAGTAGTTCGGGCAGTTCTATACTTGAATAAGACATCATCTTTCCTATCTGGTGTCGGGAAACGCCCTGTTGATTTAATCCAGGGCGTTTTTCCTTTTTTGTATTAGTATCTAAACACTAACAAGAAGGGCAGACATTAAATAAATGATTATCAAAAATTCAAACGGAACAATCGAAATAATTTGTGACTGGTGCGCTGGCAAGCTTTCGGACTACATAACCAATACGGCCAATTTGCCAAAAGACTTCCAAACCGCGTATCGTGTTGCTGAATCCTTCGGCTTCCAAACCGCCAAAGGAAACGAAAGGTGTTCTTACTGTGTCTAAAACAAACAAGCTATACAAAGACCTAATCAAGACAATTATTAACCTTGATGAAGAAACGCCTTGTCAGCAAAACCCCGATTATTGGGATGACGATCTACCAGGTGTGGATTGGGAAACTCGCAAGCAACAAGTTGCTGGCGCAAAAGTGTTGTGCGGTGACTGCCCTGTTAAATGGTTGTGTCGCGAATACGCTGTTACAGCTAACGAACCGACCGGTGTTTGGGGTGGCCTTTCGACTGTGGACAGGGAAAAATTGGTAACGGGATCGTTATAAATGAATTTATCTTTTTTCGTGTTTTTGCCCACAGCAACCCGAATTTGTGGTTGAATATTCATATCGGCAGGAAGCCGAAGAAAGATAGGGAAAAGAAATGAACACTTACACATTAGAACTACCAGACGGCAAAATTGTTTCATTCAATTCAAAGACCACTTACCCTTGCGCAATTGCAATGCTTCATTCAGACGAATCAGACTGGTTCTTTGCTGGTAAGGCTGGTTCTTATGAATTAGCAGAAAAAGCTGCTAATGCTTGGGTATCAAAGGTTACCAAAAGTTCTCGCGGATCAGTAACGGCACAATTTAAAATTGTAGAAGTTCGTTCATTCTAAAACTTCCCCCTAACCCCCTATCAGGGGAAAGACAGAACCCCCAGCAAATAACGGCTGGGGGTTTTCTGTTGCCTAAAAACTACTTCTTAGCCTGTTGTTCCTGAGCCTTCTGCACAGCATCCTGCACCGCCGCTTCAACCGTCACCGAATCAGCGCGGCCCGTAGTAGCAATCGCATAACCAACCGCACCAACCACACCAATCATCAAAGTTCCCCACGCGATCACAACACCCGTAAGCCACGAACCCGAAACAACCGCACCAACACCAGCCGAACCACCCAAGATAAACAAAAACAAACCAAAGCCACGCCACAAAAGCGCATAAACAACATCCAAAACGGCAACAAAACGATCACGCATAGTTAAACAACTTTCTTAATAGGTTTAGAAACAACAGGGGCAGATTCAACAACGGCTTCGGGGGTAGCCAGGTGAGCAGAATCAATAAGCTTTTGCTTAGCAATCAAAGCTTTAATAAAAGCAACAGGATCAACAAAATTAGTTCCGTCAGCGGACCAAGTGTAATTTTTGCCTTTACAAATTTCAAAGTGTAAATGCTTACCCGTTACGTCACCCGAAGAACCCATTCGGCCTAACACAGTGCCAGCGGTAACTTTGTCACCCTTTTTAACTTTGATAGTGCCTTCGACCATATGGGCATAAACAGAAACGTAAAGGTGCGTGTCAATGTTGTGGCGAATCATTACGTGATGACCAAAGCCGCCAACCGAACCATCGGCTTTTTTTAACTTTGAAGGACCAGCAAAAATAACTACACCCTTAGCAAAAGCTTCGTTATAAACGTTAGGGGCGGCCCACAAATCAACGCCGTTATGGTGCGATCTTTTACCGCTAGTAGGGTGGGTGCGCCAACCAAAAGGGCTAGTAACTTTAAAGTTCTTACCAAGAACGCCATCAATAGGGAATTGATACAACATCAAACACCAAACACTTTCATAATGCCAGCGGCCAATCCGCCCGAAGCTAAACTAATACCAATCAAAACCCACTTGAATTGTTCCAATTGGCGCAACCTTGATTCGTGATCTTTAATATTTCTCTCAACCCATTCAACGTGCGTAGGAAGCTTTTCGTTTAGGCGTTCAACTTGTTTAATAAGCTCAATCGCCCAGCCAGGTATCTGTTCCGACATATTAAGATTCCGACACGGTTACGTTAGTAATAGCTTCACCGCAAGGCCCACAACCAAAAGCTGTCGCATCCGTTTCCAAAATAATTTCAACACCATTGTTAGGGCAGTCAATAGTGTCACAAACAACAACATACTTAACCATTTGCGCCACCTGACTTCATCTGAATAGCAATCCAAGACACAGTTCGCGCAAGTGTGGCGGCAGTCGAACCAGTCCAAGCATAAGCAGTAAAACCGCTAGTAGTAGGCGTTCCAACTGTTGCGCTAGTCACACCATTTGTTGATGACTGCACAGTTACAAAAACCTGTGGTGCAACAGTAAAACGCCCAGTAGTAAAAGAAATCGCCTGTGATCCTGTCACCGATTGCGAACCCTGCTCAATGGCAAACGGCTGAATGCGCGTAACGCCGCCCGAAGTTATTGCGGTTTGGTTTGGGAAAGTATTAAAATCACCGCCGCTAATAGCGGTCCAACCTGCGCCATCGTAAAGTTCCAAAGTTTTAGTGCCAACAATAAAAGTAAGCATCCCTGCACTGGGCGAAGTGATCGCCGCGTTACGCGCCGTTGTGTTCGTAAAAGTCATAACGCTTTGCTGCATTAAATACGTATTGACTTCCGAAGCCCCCAGCACTGCCCCTGCAACGAATGTTTTGAACCCTGCGCCTGCCATAATTTTCTTCCTTCTATTAGTTCAATTTTACAGGGCGTTAGTAACCCAAAACATTTTGGTTAAGAACGCCTAAAAGGTTGTTATCTAACCTGAACTTGTCATCGTTAGCCGACAAAGCTAAATCAACTTTGTGTGTATCAATTCCGATAGTATGCTTTACGCCAATAATTTTTTGCGTGCTAGTAATAGCCGAACCGACACCGCCAGGCGTAAAAGTAACCTGCGCGCCAGTGTAAATGTCTTGACCTAAAATTGCGGCCTGCTGATCGCCATCAATGGCGTGCAAATCAACGGTTACAGATTCAACACGAAGTTCGGGTTCTTCATAAACACCCAAATAATAGTTTGCCAAAGCTTGCGCATTAGCATCCGAACCAACCAAAGAATCGGTTTGTGAATAAACACGAATACCATAAGCCGAACCGTTAGCGGCATTATTAGCCGTGCCACCCGTGGAAGTAACCTGCCGCAAAATAATCGTTTTGTTGTAGTTCAATTCCGAACCATAAACAACCGAAATATTTGTGTAAGGAATAGCCGTGCCGCCGTTATCGCCCAGCGCAATATTGGTAGAACTATTCGGTGGGTAAGTGGTAACAATTGTCAGCGTGCTAGTTGAAACGTTAGCCGTGCCATCCCAAGATTCTGTAAAAGTTTGTGTTGCGGTATCTGTTGGCCCGTAAGTGCCATCAAAAAAATCACCCAAAGCACTAGTTTGTTCAATCAAAATTCCATCAACGTAAAGACTTCCGCCGCTAGTTGCTTTATTAAAATAAATACTTGCATCTTCGCCAGCAATAGTCGGTGTAGAAAGTGCGCTAATTCGTGTCCAGGTATAAGCATTAACGTAAGTTGAACCAAGCACACGATCATCAACAACACCAACAGTTCGGAAACCAGCAGCCCAATCCACATAACCGCTGACCGTTACATAAACATAAAAGCTAAACATATAAGGAAAACGGGTAACGTAAGTCGCGGCGGTTTCGTCATAGGTAACAGGGTTTAAAACGTTAGTAGCTTTATACGAATACGAACCTTTGTAAGCTACGTCAGTTGATCTTGCGCCACCAGCCCAGCCCGTTGTTGTGGCAGATTCAAAACCAGGAACTTTACAAACGTTATAACGATAAGTTGTTCGCGTTGAAGGGTATTCCGAAGCCGCGCCCGATTTAAAAACAAGCTGGCCAGAAGCATTAATAAACGCTGCGCCACCATCAGAAGCGGCAACTTGCTGAATGTAATCCCAAGCCGAAACGTCATTTTCTACAATGTCAGTATCAAGTAAATATTGACCTGCATCTAGGACCGTGCCACCAGCCCACGCAACCGCCGTAGAAGAAGCAACAGAAGAAATACGCGCCCCAGCAAACTGGGCGGAAAAAGCTTGCGGCGGAACGTTAGTGTTCGCAATACGGGTAGTTCCGTCAAGTGCGTTAAAGGTCGCTGTTTGATCGCCAACAATGGAATAATCGAACGCCCACGAATCAATATAACCCGTGAAAACAACAACACCATTAGTAGTAACCCGAACTGCCGCCTGCGGTTTTACCTGACCATAAAAAGGCGAAGAAGTATAAGACGGGTCAAAAGTTCTTTGCCTATTATCCAAAGTAACGCCACAGGAAGCCGCCGAATAAGAATCAAGATCACGCGACAAACCGCGAGAAATATCAACGGCCCGAACATATTCAGTTATGTCTTGGAAAGTATAAACGCCGTAAGAAGACTGGGTGAAACCAAATTCAACCTTAGTTACTGGCTGGGTCACGCGCGCCACCCTTTACCATTTGAACGTTCGTAAGCTTTAATGGCATTAACAATTTCAGTTCCGATAGTCGCACCATTAGAACCAGCACCAGCATTAACCGTAATGTTGAAAGTGCTTCCGCCACCCAAAGAACCCATTTTGTCCAACGGAATAATTGCTTCTGGTTTTCCTGCTTCCGCAACATTCACAATTGAACCGCCAGGGGAAGGCATAACGATTCCACCCTTAGCAAGCTTAGGAATCGGATCAATATGTAACTTTACCGTTCCAGCCGTAGCAATAGCTACACCATCAAGAACAGTATTTAAGCCACCAATAACCCCGTTGATGGCATCAATGAGAAAGTTTACAAAACCCTTAAAGCCATTAATTACGCCTTCAAAAATACCTTTAACAAAATCACCAATAAACGTAAAAACCGTTTTAAAAACTGGCATCAAACCTTTAACTAATCCAACAATAAAATTAATTCGATCCCCAAGAATTTCCCCTAACCATTTTGCCAACATAGCAATAATGTCAATAACTGGCATTAACAAAGTTGTAAATAGGTTTGCAATCAAAGTAATAATTGGAACAAGTGCTAGAAGCAAGCTAGTAAGCGGCGGCAAAATTGAAGTCACCAACGGCATAAATGCCATAACCAACTGAAGAATTGGCGGAATAATTGGCAACAACGCTTGCACGATCAAAAGTAAAGCGTCAATGAACGGCATAATTACAGGCAACAAAGCATCAAACATTTCGGTAATGATAGGAAGAACCATACCTAAAACCGAACCAATAATTTCGGCAACTTTAATAATTGTCGGCATCAAAGCAATAATGGTTTTACCAAGAACATCGCCAATAGTTGTAGCCAACATTTTTACAATATCAATAATGGGCTTCATAGCTTCCATCAATCCAGGAAGCACCGCAATAATGGCATCAAAAATAGGTTTTAAAGCTTCAACAGCCGAACCAAGCAACGGGCCAAGCTGGGTAATCAAAGGCATAAGCGCGGAAGCAAGATTATTTATCACTGGCAATAATGCGCCACCGATAGTTTCCTTCAATTCTTCCATAGCAACTTTGAAACGATCAAAGGGGTTAGCCGAAGCTTCCGCCGCACCCTTTACTGAAAGCGCGTAATCGTCTAAGCCGCCCTTAGTCTTTTTAAGTTCAGGGGCAAGTTTGTAAAGGGAAGCCGTATTTCCGTTTTGTGCCTTAATTAAGGCGTTCATTACTGTTTCGACTGGTTTTCCCGAAGCCTCCGCACCGTCAAGCGCAACCTGCAAAAGTTTTTGACCCTTTTCAAGCGAACCAGTTCCGCGAACCGCGTTAGTTAGGGCTGGGCGAAGGGTGTCATCTAACACGCCAGTTTGCAAGCTTAAACTTTTAACAAAATCTTCCGAAGCCGCAATTTGTTCTTTCGTTGCCCCCGTTGTTCGCTTCAACTGATCAGCAAGAATTTTTTGCGATTTAGCATCTTCGGCAGCGGCCTTAACAGAAGCCCCGATTCCCTTAATCGCCATAGCGACACCAGCCGCACCAGCGGCAATACCAACAAGTTTCTTAATCGAACCACCCAGGCCACCAAAGGAAGCTTGCGCTTTCTTAATTCCTGAATCGTTAAACTTTGTGGCAATAGGAAGAATAACGCCCATTATTTAAACTTTCCGTTAGCAATAGCAACATACTTTTCGACAATTTGCTGAACCTTAGATTCAAGCGAAGCTTTACGGCTAATAATCGCTGGCCAGGCATAACGCGAACCACGCCCACCCAAAGCGGAAACCATAGCTTCACCCTGACCGTTTAACTTATAACGCTTAATATTTCCGTAACGATCAGTGAAAGGCCGCGAATAACCCGAACCCTTATTGCCTTTACCAATCCAAGAACCCGAACGGCCAGCAATATCGCTAATAACGGTCATAGGCGCGACTACACGCAACGAAACTAAGCTAGTGGTCATACCGCGCGTATTACCACCCGAAGCCGTTCTAAACCGCACTTCAACCGCGTTAGGGGCTACTCGCTTTCCCTTGCGCTGCTGATTATTCCAACCGTAAGCCCCCTGCGTATTCATACCCTTCAAAGGTGCCGTAGTTGGCAAAGCAGGTTTGACAATTGACTGACCTTCTTTACCAACCGATTTAGCATCACGCATAAACTGCTTACGAAGTTCAGGATCAATTTCTTTTAGCGCAGCTTGAAGCTTGCGAATATCAGAAGCCAAAAAATCGTTAGGGCCAACGCCGACAATGCCACGATCATTACGCGCAGTCGGAACATAAACTTCAAAATCGGCCATAAATCAATTCTACCTTGACCAAAAAGTTATAAAAAGTGGCACACAACCAGACACAAAACACATAAACTTTACCTAAGCCAATTGAAAGGAAAGACAATGGCAAACAACCTAGTAAGCAGTTACCGCAAATTCGAACAAACACTTCAACCAACAAACCGCGATCTAAAAGAAATACTTGACGAATACCGCCAACACGTCAAAGCAATCGAATTTAGCGAACGCACCATTGAAACAATGGCAGAGTGGGAAGAATGGCAACAAACAAACGCCGAACACCTAGCAGGCTTAGGAATCCATCCAGGCGAATTATTTGACCAAGTTTATTTAGAACTTGAACACCTGTTCTACCCACGCCCCGAACACCGCGAAACAATCCACAAATGGCATCGTGACAACAGCGCGGCACTATTGGCGCAAGGCCTTTACAGTTATGACGAAGTGTTTTATGCCGTTGATGATCTAAAAGAAACTTACAAAAGTAGCGACAACAACGGATTACGCGAAGCACTAATAAAGTTAGCTTCAATTCCGTTAATGACTACCGAAGTTATGCAGGAAATTATTTACGAAGCTTGCCGCGATCTACCAGCAGGCGCGGTAATTGGACTAAACAAAGTCAAAATATCAACCGCCGAATAACCCCAAATAAAGAAATGCCCCCAGCCAAAATGGTGGGGGTTTTTCTTTTACTGCTGACGGGCGTTTTGTGACTTCAAAGCCATAGCCATAGTGTAAAGCATACGGTCCGATTCCTGTAACAAAACAGAAGGCGCAATACCCGTAGCAACCGAAAGGTTAGCAATAAACCAGTGTTCTGATTTATCGCCTAACGCTACGTAACTTTTGGGTCGTTAGTATCCGTTACCGAATCAACGTCTTCAAGCCATTGATCAAAAGTATCAGCGGACTTTGTGGCGCGCGTTTCGGCTTTCCAGGCTAGCCAGCACATATCCCGAAAAGATTCAATTTTACTTGCTGGGATTTCGTGTTCAAGCTCAAAAGCAATTAGGTCCGCCGCAATAATGCGAACATCCCTAGTTGAATCGTCAATCGAAACAATGCGTAGATTAGTAGCCATAGTTACGCGGTAGCCCTAGTAACAGTGCCAGCAACAGGCCAAGTAACACTGAAAGTTGCTAGATCACCAATAGAACCCGAAATTGTGGTCAATCTATTGACTAGAGATCTGAAAGTCTAAGTA